GCTCTGCTTCAACTTGTCCCTGCGCCCTAATTTGTTTAATTTCTTCTTTTTTCTTGTAAATTTCAGTTATTTCACCAGCTGCTTTTCCAAAAAGGCTACCTAAAATCATTCCATATCCTCCTTATCAATCTCCGGTACTCTCGCTACCAAAACCGAGGTTGTTAATAATAATCCTACTATAGATGATGCGTTTTGCAATGCACTACGTGTTACCTTAGCCGGGTCAACTATTCCAGCATTTATCATGTCTACAATTTCACCTGTTCGGGCATTAAAACCATTCATAGATTTGCTTTTCTGTATTTTATCAATAACCACTGCCGGTTCTGCGTCCGAATTTTGGACAATTGTCTTCAAAGGGATAGATAATGCATTTATTACAATATTATAGCCTACAGCGTAATCTGAGCCATCTGTAACGTTTATCTTTTCTTTTAATTTATTTTGACATAAAAACAATGTTGTACCACCGCCGGGGACAATGCCTTCTTCTACCGCTGCTTTAGTAGCTGACAACGCATCTTCTACACGGTATTTAGTTTCTTTTAATTCAGTTTCAGTTACCGAGCCTATTTTTATTACAGCAACGCCACCTGCTAGTTTAGCTAATCGCTCGCGGTATGTATCTAAATCATACGCTGACGACGCACTATTAATTCCATTTGTTAGTTCTTTAATTCTTGTCTGTATAGATTCAGATTTACCTTTACCATCCACAATAGTGGTACTGTCTTTAGTTGATTTAATTTTTGTTGCTTGCCCTAAATGTGCTAATGTAACTGATTTAAAATCAATACCTTTTTCATCTGAAATAAACTCTGCGCCTGTAATAGTCGCAATGTCTTCTAATATGTTTTTCTTTTTAACTCCGAATCCTGGGGCTTTTATTGCTAATGCCTTTAATGCACCACGCATGTTATTTAATACTAATGCTGCTAACGCTTCCCCCTCTATAGTTTCCGCAATAAACACAATTGGCTTTGATACTTTTGCAACTTGCTCTAATATCGGCAAAATATCTTTTAGTGACGATATGGTTTTATCAGTTACTAAAATGAACGGGTCATTTAATTCTGCGATCATACGCTCTTTATCAGTAACCATATATGGGCTTATATACCCTTTGTCAAAATTCATTCCCTCTACAATGTCTAAAGATGTCTGCATGCCGTTTGACTCTTCAACAGTTATAATCCCGTCATTTCCTACTTTTTCCATGGCATTCGCAATTAACTTTCCGATTTCTGCATCATTATTAGCCGATATCGTCGCTACTTGCTCAATCGCATCTTTTGTATTTACTTCTTTTGCATAGCTTTTTATTATTTCACATGCATCAGTAACCGCTTTTTCAATACCCTTTTTAATTTTTATAGGATTGTGACCAGCACTAATAGCTTTTAATCCCTCTTTAAAAATTGCATTCCCTAAAATAGTCGCTGTTGTTGTACCGTCACCGGCAACATCATTAGTTTTTGACGCTATTTCTTTTAATAATTGCGCACCCATATTTTCAAATGGATTTTCGATATCAATTTCCTTTGCAATTGTGACGCCATCATTAGTTATTATAGGCGAACCTTGTTTTTTTTCTATAACCACATTTTTACCATTTGGACCTAATGTAGCCCCAACCGCACTAGAAATTTTTTCAATTCCTGCCGCTAATAAATCCCAAGCCTCTGGTCCGCTTTTAATAATTTTAGCTGTCATACTTTTTATACTCCTATTATAAATGTACGCAACATCTGTTTGACGCAATTTTTAATTAGTAACTATCTAAAATTAGTATGAAATAATTTATTGTTTTTGTAAACATTTTGCACAAAAAATGTTTAATAAAATATATTATTAGTTAATTTTGTTAAAATACCGGCGTCTAAAATAATTTATTGGAATTGATAAAAATTGACCTTGCGCCCATAACAGAAAACTATTTTGAATAGGTATTTTAAAAATGTATATTGCTTCAAAAACTAAAAGGGCATTTATTAAATTTGCTAATAATATATCAATAAATGTTTCTACAAGAGATAATTTTCTCGATTGCATTATATAAAAAATGATACAGCAATTTTTATTAAATTTTCAATATCTATGGTTAAAAGTTTTGTATATACTAAAATTGATATAGCTATGATAGCAAGTAATGTATTCTTAAACCTTATCATCTTTTTATTTAATGAAGCATTAAAATACAATATTTTTTGTATAAGATAATAATCATTCGTAACTTGCATTTGTTTCGAAGATAACCCATTGTAACGAGTTTGTAACTCTTCTAATGTTTTTGAATTACCTAAAAGTTCTTTTAATTCGATTTTTTCAAGTTCTTCAGCTCTGTTTAATTCATCAATTTTATCAAATCTAAAATCAATTTTTTCTAATTTCTCAGTATTTTGTGACAGTGCTAATTCTATATTTTTAATGCTGTTGCATATTGTTGGTAGAGTTTTAGACTGTAGAGTATCAAATTCTTTCCATTTGCTTATAGAATTTTCTGCTTGAGGCTTTAATACTTCATCTATAATGGTTTCTAAGCGTGTTAATGTTTGTCTGAGGTCATCATTTCTTTGAGCCATGACAATACCCATTATAAAAACTTTCAGCCTTTAACAAGACTTCTTTGGGTGACAAGTTAGTATACACAAAACTTTTTTTAGATAGGTACCGACTAAAATACAGGTCTGCAAGCTCACTACAAAAAAACTTTTTTTTGTTTTGTATTTTTATCCCAAAAAACCCTAATAAAACACCAATAAAATCATACGACGTTTTTTTATTAACTAACTCATCTAAATATTGGATAAACTCTTTACCTGCAAACGATTGGGTATTAAATGGCAATTTTATTGTAACAATAGGTTTTGCTAACTGTTTTTTGGTTTTTGTTACGCCTTGACGTGATAAAGCTTGGTATATACCTACCTTAGGTATTTCAATACTTACATGATTCACTTTTGAATTAGTTTTCAATTTAATTATACTAGCAAAAATGTAGTATAGTTTATTTGAATATCCGTGTATGTATATATGTTCGTTCATTTTTATAGCTTTATACAATACATGACGTTTATGTTTTTTGAACGTGTTTCTGAACTTGTTCTTATAGTTCCACTTGTTCCATCTGAAATAGGCGTAGAACTTTTACCGGCTGTCGCATCGACATCTGTTGAATATGTAATATAAGAATTTTCGTTTGAATAAATATATTTATGTCTTACATAATCTGAGTGTGTACCATCAAAATATCCACTGCCACTTGTACCTATTGATAACACATTATGTCTATGTCCTTGTAAAGCATCATCTTGCTTAGTACCTACCGCATCGCCTGTCGTGCCATCGCCTCTGTCAGTTCTTGATGATGCATCTGGGTCTGTTCCTGCAGTATTATCAAACCCTCTTAAAAATTGCCCTCTGTAATCAGGCAAGTTAAACGTGGTACTTCCGTCCCCATTACCATATATAACGCCTAACTCGCCAAATAAACGCGCGTGTGTCGTTCTGCTAACTGCTGAACCATCACATTCAAGATAGCCTTTAGGAGCTGCTGTTAAAGCTGTAGTTATAATTGTTCCGGTTGGCTTGTCATCTTCACGAAAATTAAAATTAATTCTACTTGCGCTAACTGCTCTTCCTACTTCTACTGGGTATAGGCTTGGTTTAGTCGACGTTATCGCACCGCTTGTTCCTATGTAATATATGGTACCGGCAGTCAACGTACTAAACGAATTGTAAAAGCCATAATCAATAATAACTGTCCCACCACTAGATACTGTAGTATTGCAAACACCTACAACGTTTGTAATTCCAGCACTGGTAGTATTATCTGCTTTATAAACTTGACCACTAGCTATTCTAACAACATCACCTGCCGTTAGGTTTTCACCTGCTGTTAAAGTTGAAAATGTTTTTCTTATATCACCAGTTAATGAATTAACTGTAATATCATAAGTACCATCGGTTAAATAAGCAACAATTTGGTCACGGGAATTATTCCATTGTGTTCCTGTTAATTTATCACCTGTATACAAGTCAAAATCATTTCTATTAGGTACTGGCATTATAATCCTCTCTCCTTTTTAATTTGCTCTAATGTTCTTAATTGACCAACATTTTGACTTTGCCGTCGTTGTTGCATTAATTCTTCTCGTGTTTGTGGCATTTGATCTTCACCAAAAAACTGCCTTGTTACTGCTCTGCCCCCTACTTGTGCCCCTGCTTTAATTATTTCAGGCTTTATTCTAGTGTCACCTTCTACGATTTTTTTGGCATATCCTTGTAAAGCGGGTGATTTTAAACCCTTTCTGGCTATTTGTGACGCTAATAAATATTGATTTACAAATGGGCTAACATAAGGTATTTCACCTTTTGGTAATATGCCTGTAGTCAAGGCATCGTATGATCGTTTTGCATCTTCTATTTCAATATTTCTACGCAATTCAGGTGGTAACAATTCCATAATTCTACCCATTTTACCTGGGTCTGTTGCTACTTGCTCCGCTTTTTTTGTTCCTGTAAATAAAGGCTCTTTAGTTAATTCAAATAAATCTTGATTCTTTAAATACTTTTGTCTAACTTTATCCGGCAATGCATTAATTTGATCTTGAGTTAATCCTTTTGTCCCTAATTTCTTAAATTTCATTGCCTCTAAATTATTATTATATTTTTTTAAATCTATATCCGTTTTAAATTTATATTTCTTAGCTTGTTTTAAAAAGTCATTAATTCGCTCAACAGAATCAGGATCAGGGCTTTTATCAAAGGTTTCCAAACTTTCTTTAATAGCTTTTTGAATTTTGTTTTTATCGTATGTATCAGCTATTTCTGGTTTTAACTTAGAAAAATTTACGAGTGCTTGTCCTAATTCCTTTTGGTCTTTATATTGCTTGCTGTTATTTTTAAGAAAGTCATTAAAGTTTTTGTGTATCTTTGCATAAGATTGACCAACAAATTTTTTCCCTTCTCCGAACGTGCTTTTATCACTAATCAACCGCATTTCTTTAAAAAATGCAATTCTATCTTTAATTGGAGAATATTCTATAACTTTTTGTTTTTTTGGTATTAAAATATCTGGGTCTTTTTTGCTTCGTATTAATTTAGTTTGTACTTTTTCTGATTTAACCATAAATCGGTCACGAAAATCATTTAATATTGTCTTAGCTTCACGATTCGTTTTAACTGCACCATCTTGAATTATAGGCTTTGCATTTTTTATTAATCTTTGATGCTCTTCTTCAATTATTGCGCTTAGTACATCATCGTCAATATCGTTAATTTTTTCTGTTAATTTTTTAGGGCTATTATTTTCAAAAAACTTAGTTGATAACTTACTCATTGTATTTGATATCTTATTGGCTGTGCTTTTATTTTCATCAGTAGCTTTATTTGCAAGATCTTGTAACTTTTTATTTATTTTTTGATTAGATTCGCCTGCTTTATCACCTAGACGTTTAAGCTCTTGAATACGGTCTGCTAACGGCTTTGATTTTTTTTGTGAATACTCTTTTGCCTTTTTGTATAGATCGTCGGGTATACCTGCTGATAACTTTTTTATTCCTGCTTTACCTAGTTTTAATACTGGGCTTAAAGCTGCCCCTGTCGCAATTTCTGCTCCTGCTTGTTTTATTGCTGTACTAGCTGCATCTTTTGCGTCTAAACCCTTTTCTCTTTCCCCCATATATCTTGCTCCAGCACCTAAAATTGCGGGAACACCTAATTCATAAGCTCCTTTAGCTAGACGACCTAATCTTAATGGTGCACCTACTGGTAAATAACTTGCAACATTAATTCCGCCCATTGCTAATTCTTTTGGTGTTAGTGGCTGCAATTGTGTAAAATCTGGCTGTCCTCCAACATCTTGTATATATTGCTCTTGTGGTGTTTGTGTTACTTGTTGTATTGGTTCTGGTTGTTTTGGAAATTTTTTACGCAAGACTTGTTTTATTTCGTCTTCTGTCATAGTTTCTGGAAACTCTAGTAACTGGTCACCTACTTGTACTTGTATTGCCATTATTCAAAATCGCCTGTTTGTGGATTAAAGACTTTTGGAGTTTTTAAACTAGACGTGCTTGGAGAATACACTTCAGTCGTTTCATCTGTATCATCTATTTTATATTTTTTTCTAATTATACTGCCAACCGAGTTTTGTGACTTTCTTATACCTTCATCAAGGTTTTCTCTTAATTCTATTAACTGTAATAACATATCATCTGACAACATACCTGCCTGAAGTGCTGAACCTGCTGCAATTAGCAAATCCATTTCGCTTTGATTTACACCGCCAAGTGCTCCACCTTGAGGATTAGCTCTTCTCATAGCTTGCAATTCTTCAAATGCTTTTGAACCCTGTACCGCTTTTAATGCAGTCATAGCTGACTTAGCTGTTGGGCTTAAACCAGATTTCCTTTTAACTGCTTCTAAAGCACTTTCAAAAGCACCATCGGACGAAACGGCTTTTCCTAAATCTGATAGAGCATATTTTTTTGTTTTTTCGTCAAATACTAATAGCTTATCAATATTTTTCTTAATATTTTCAAAGGTGTTTCGTTGAAAGTCTTCCATTTTTTTTATTTGATTCGCTTCTTCTAAATCTTCTTTATATTGTTTCTCATTAAAAAACGTTTGCTCGCCTTCACCAACCGGTAAATTAACTTTATACAACGAACCAAGTTCTTGTGGCATTTTTGCCGGTTGTTTTTGGCTATATCCTTGCACTTGTAATGCTCTAATGTCTTTTTGTTCTTGTTTTTTTAGCTTTTTAGTCTCTTCAGCTGTTTTCAGTTGTTGTTTAAACAAGTCTTGCAATTGGCTTTGTCGCAACATTTGTTGCTCATCTTGTCTCTGTATATCTCTTTCATAAGCACGTCTGGCACTTTTGCTCATTTCAGCGGTAACTGTAGGGCTAGCACCTAACAGGGCTGCACCACCAGTTAATATACCCGACAATAACCGTCTACCTTCAGGCGTTTGTGAAAGCTCAGATATTTTGCTTCCTGTCTTTTGTATTCCAGTTGTTACACCTTTCTGCAAACCAGATAAAAACCGCCCAAACGAACGCTGTTTGATATCAGGTGTTTTGTATTTGTTTTCTAATGGGTTTATGTCAATTTCGTTGTATAGTGCCATGTCTTTACCTTTTCCTATATAGTACCCGTTGCCGGTTGTAAACTACGACGATACGCTTCCATAGCTTGTTCTTGGCGCATTCTACGCATTTGGTCACGCTCTGCTAATTCTTTTCGAGCTTGTACATTTAAGGCTTGTTGCGCTAATGCTTGGTTTAAAACATTCTGCGTTCGCATCTGCATTCGGGCTGCTTCTGGACCTCTTACACCGGCACTCGTTAAATTTGTTAAATTTTGCATTAATGCTGGTTGTTGCGCTCTAATATTTTGAGCTCTAATTATATCTTGTAAATTTTGGACTTGTTCTTGGCCTGTAGTTTGACCAAGGCTAGCCATACTTCTTCCAAAACCTGTTTTAGCACGTTGCAACGCCTGTTCTTGTCCTAATGCTTGTTGTTCAAATATTCTACGTGCTAGCTGTCGTTGTTGCTCTTGAATAGCTGCTCTTTGTTCTGCACCATACTTTAATTGTTGTTCTCGTAGTTTTCGTTCTTTTTCTGTTGCTTTTCCAAGAAAATACCCTTCTGATAGATCCGATGCAACTTTAGCAAGCATTGCTACGGGGTTCCCTGTAGCCGCCCCCATATTTAACATTTGTTTTGTACTGTCATATTGAGCCATAATTACACACCTCCTCTAAATGGTTCATTACCAAGTTTTCTGGTTGCACCTATAGTAGGTTGTAACATCCTGGCATACGCATCCATTGCTTGTCGTGCTTTTACTTGTCTTGCTTCTTCAATCTCTTTTAATTTTTGCTGTTCTCTTAATTTTGAAACTTCTTCTAAAAGGCTTTGTTTTAAACCTGCTGCTGAGATTTTTTTTCTCAATTCAGCTTCGGGTCCTCTAACTCCTGCTTGTTGCAACGATAATTCAGCTTGTGCCAATCCTCTTTGTTGCTCTGGTGTTTGCCCTAAATTTATCAGCCTTTGCATATTCGTGATAGCTGCAGGCGTCCCGCTCATTCCTGCTAGTCCTTGCGTTGCTTGTTGTAATGCTTGTTGTGCACGTTGTTGCGCTTGTTGTTCCCCTAATGCTTTACCAGCTGCTATATCACGCTCTAGCCCTAATTGTTTTTGAGCTTGTTGGATTTGTATATCTGTTAAATATTTCTGTAACTCAGCTTCTTGTTGTGCTGCCCTTTCTTTGTCTTTACCTTCAAAATAGCCGCCAGTTAATAGATTTACTCTTAATACCTGCTCACCAACTGTTTTACCGCCTTTATATACGCCTCTACCAGCTTTTTTTAATCCCTTCCATGCGCTGCTAAAAATACTCATATTAATTCACCACCCAATTATACATTAAATTTATAACAGTTTTTTTATAATTTTTTATCATTTTTTTAAATTTTTTATTAATTTACGGTAAAGTACCTTCTCCAAGTATTTTCCAACCTCTAAAACTCAATTGGCTTTCAGTTTCTAGCCTAAATCTAATCCATCGCCCATATTGATTGATATAAAACACATTATAATCTTCTTCGTCGTCATTAGTTTCAAAATCATTTTCGTCAAAATCGTCAAAACTAAACGCTGCGCCCTCATAAGTAAATGAACCTTCTTTGGTTCTAACTGAGTTGATTGTCACATTTATATTAACAGTATTGTCTCCGTCTTTGTCATAATAAATAAATAACTTTGAGAATAGTTTAAAATCTTCAGTAGCTGCTATTTCTGGTATCTCAAGGTATGCTTTTATATTTTCCCCTCTATAAGTATCAGATTGATACATGTGCTCTACAATTCCGGCATTCTTTTGACCTATGAATAATTTGTTATCAAATTGACCAAACGTCCAATAACTTGGCGTATAGCTTGTTGTTTTTATAAAATACTTTGTCCATCCAGCTATTCGAATGTCATAAACATAAATATAGTCACCTACAATTAAATGATATTTGTAATCATAAAATGCTGCGTGTAAATCATTAATTTTTAGTGAATTTATAAAACCTGAGTTAGTCAAAGGCGAACTATAGTTCTGTGTTTTTAAGTTGTCAAAACTAGTACTTAAATTAGTTGCAATGTTACCGCTAAAAATACGAATGTCATATAAGTTTGAAACAAACATTACACCACCAGTAACAATGTCATTCTCTGGTATTCGTGCAATGGTAAATCCATCTGCACACCCTACATTAGAAGTTGTCTGTTGTATTGTTGTCGTTACACCCGATGTATTTGCTAAATATATATGCTTTTCAGAAAAAACAATAATCTGGTCATAATCTTGAATTAATCCGGTCAATCGTGTGTTATCGTTTCCTATTCCACTAACATCATAAACACCACTCGTGTTAAAAAATATTTCTATCTCGGCTTCTGTCACATATAAATAGTTGGGACGCAATGGATTTACACATCCTATTAACTTTTCATCTTTAACTGTTATAAATTGAGGTGTCGGGCAACTACTATTTACACTTGGTATAGTTGCTCCCAATGATCCGTCTGCAATATTGTCTACATAAGAAGTCGTTACGTTATCCGCTATCGTGGCAACTAACTTGAGTTCTGAACCTCCTGCTGTAGTTCTGTATATTTTTCTTTGTGAAACGTCACTATTCCCGACCGGCAAACTCAATGTAACAGAATTACTTGAAACCGTTACCGAGTTACTAACCGTTCCTAATATTATCTCTACGCCCGATATTTCGTATGTTAATGCATAATAATATGTACCTGTTAATACACCAGGGGCAGACAAATCTTTTGCGGTAGGTGATCCCATTTGTTTAACATAATTACCGTCATAAACTAACGGATAATCGACACCATTTGATATAAATAATTTGTCATTTAATATAGCAAACGTGCATTTTTTGTTAGGGGTCAATCCTTGATATATTACTACCGGTGTAACTAAAAAGTTTTTTATAACTTCGCCATTTTTAACAATAATATCTTCTGAAACAAAAGTAGAACTTTCATTTATATACCTAAACCGTGTAATGCCGTCTATCGGGCCATTACCTGAATTATAACTAATTGAGGGTGCTTTGATTTTTTTACAACCTGTTACGGTGTCATAATTCATGTTTTCAATATTATAAAAGTAATCGCTAGGTATAAATTTTCGACCTTTGTCGTTTCTTAAACCTTTAGATTGAAAACTTTGTATTTCGAATGCCATTTAAATATTACCTTTTGGAATATCTTTTGTAATAGTATCTAGGGTATTTAAGGTCTTTACCTGTTTTTTTGATGGCCAAGGTAAAAAACACATGTGTTGCCAATGCATATTTGTATAAACTTGTTTAATGGGTTCTTTAGAAGAAGTCATGCATGTTACCTATTTTTATGTTTGTTCCAGTGTTGTCACTAGCGTAGCCGCCTTCAATTGCAATGTTTGCATCGGCAAAAAATTGCGCTGCATCTATTTTATATCGTTCTGCTCTTGCTGCATCTATTTTTAATAGCAATTTATAGGCTACTAGATCGCTAATAGGTTCAATATGTTCGTCTGGTATTTCCATGACTTTGTCTAATTGTTCTTGGCTTATATTATCGTTAGCATCGACCGTAATTACGAAATGTTTGCGGTAATAATAAATAACTAAATTATTATTAGTAACAGTATCATCATCTGAGTGTGATGCTGCTGTTGTATTTTCAGATCCCCGAACACACCCTGTAAATGTGGTACTTGTTTTAGATGTATATCTTATTTTTTCTGTTCCTATTGTTATATTGCCCTGTGACCTAGGATAACCATCAGTAGAATCTACAGTAATAGTGGTATCAGTACTATTAATACCGCCATTTAATTGAGTAGTCTTAGCTGTGAACGAATTTAAAGGGTATATGGAAATTTCATTGTTCCAAACGGTGTATGATTCCGGTATACCACTTATATTTGACATATCATATATTCGGTTAGCCTCAATGACATTTAAATATTTTAATTCATATTTCATTGTGCCATTGTAAAGATAAACAAATTTGTAACCTTGCCCACGAATCATGTCTGTAGGTCCAACACCCAAACGAACATTATTACCCATCGGCACGGAATGAATTGCCTCTATACCTTTCACATTAGCAGCGTATAAATCTAGAGAGTTTTTTAATTGTTCGACAATTAAGGCATTTTTAAACAAAACATTACTAGCTTTACCGGTTAAATCATCTGGCTCATTAATTGCATTTTTTATTCGTATTAATACTTCAGATACTTTCATGATTTCACCTCTATCGCTGTTTCAAAGCTTGGATTAACGTTTAATTTATCTAGTTCTTTTCGTAATGCTTCAATGTCCTCTTTTTCTTCTATAGTAGCATATTTTTGAAACTTCACGTTGTCGCGTAACCATTCAATACTGACCATAAAATCATGTAAATTGTTTTTGGTTGTGTCATTTTTGTACATATCCATTTGATGGAAATAACGTCGTAAATCATGCAATAATTTTTTATCTACTTTAGGACTAAATAGGCTCATTGTGTAACTTCGTCGTAAATTGTTTGTATTTGGGCTTTTTCATCATCAGACGCATTAGAATCATAATTTTTATTTGAACGTAAAGTGTTAATACTGTCTTTTAGCTCATTTTTTTGTAACAACAATTCTTGTTGTTGGTCTGCTTTAAATTTTGCAAGTCCCATTTCATGTATACTAAACATTTCTCTATAATTCTTTAAATGTATTTTATAACTTTTGTAGTTGTTTACTAACTCGTGATTATTGTCAATATTTTCTAATGTCATTTTTATTGCTCCTTGTTTTTGTATTCTACACCGTATTTTTCAAATTCTTGCATTGCAATGGCATCTTTGCGATCACCAAAAATTAGAATATTGTATATTCCACTTTGCTCAACAACAATTTTTGCTTTTCTTCCCCCATCAATCACCTCACCCCATGCCCTCCCAAAATGTTTGAATGGATTTACCCACACCAAACTATCTTTATTCAAATGCTCAAAATAATCGGGTAAGTCCATGTAATTATCGCCTTCGTTGCAATTCAACTGGTATTTGTATATATTGCCCCCTGCACTTGGGGTTTCGACGAAATAATGGCGTAGTCGATGGGTATCTTTCTTTTCTGGGTCGGGATGTGCAATGTCAAATGAACCTGAGCCTTTTGACAGTGACCCACTAACAATTGCATTGCCGTTGACGTGTAGTTTTTGGCTAGGGCTAGTTGTCCCAATGCCAAAATTTCCACTGTTGGTTAGTCTCATTTTTTCAGAACCATTTGTTCCAAAAACCAAACCGTGGTTAGTGTATGTTCTTAAAACTGCCGTGCCACCACCAGCATAAAACTGACCTAAAACACCCCCATTATTTCCATAAAGATTTAAAACTGCGTAGCTGTTTCCACTTGCTGTGTTTTTTAAATTAATTTGAGCACCTGATCCTGAAGTAACTGACTTCTCCATGTCCAAGGCAGCATACTGTGTCGGACTCATTCCTATACCCAAACTGTCATTAATTTTAACTTTACCATCATTCTCAATTCTCATTCGCTCGGTTGCGTTTGTTCCAATTGAAATTGGATGGTTGGTGTATGTTCTTAAATAAGCCGTTCCACCAAAACCGTCCGCATAATATTGGGCTACAACAGCTCCATTGTTGCCCTCTAAGACAAGTGAAGCATGGCTTCTACCGTTGTTTGATGTGTCGGTGTTGGTGTTTTTTAGCCGAATGGATAATCCCCCACCACTCGTTTCAGATCGCTCCATATCCAAAATAGTTGTGTCTGTCGCCACTTTCCCAATGCCAAGTTTGCCACTAATCGTTGCGTTTCCGCTTACATCTAATTTTTCACTCGGCGTAGCGTTTCCAATCCCAACATTTCCACCATTGTGAACTAAAAACACATTGGCGTTATCGGGCTGAATATATATAGGCACCCCAACATTGGTACTGTAATTGTAAGCGAATAGCTTTGATCCTGACCCCCAATTTTGTATACCAATAATACTATTATTATCTTCGGATCCCGTAACTACTGAACCTTCTACCCCTAGACCAAAAGATTGAATACTTGCGCCTAAAGTTGGACCTATGGATACATTTTGAGCAGGGCTGTTATTTCCAATACCTACCTTTCCATTATCATCAACAAAAATGCCACTTCCACCATCGTTGTACAACTTTAAGCCGTTTGCGTTTCTGGCTTTAATTTCACTAGCTGTCATTTTGGTTATAACGTCAACATCCCCACTGTCTGCTACGCTAATCCCAGCTGTTCCGGCATCATTTAATAACGCAATTCCACCAACATCTCTAGCACGAATGCCCTCGGTTGCGATGTACTGGCCTGAATTTTGAGTAAATGAATTTCTTGGATCAATACCCCCAGCATTAGCATCCACATATGCTTTAACTGATTGTTGCGTTGGTACTTTTGTTTCAGAATTTGACACCATCGTATCTTCATCAATCACAAACGACATGCTGGCCGTACTTGTATCGGTATTCATCACCGCCCCAGCGGAATCAACATTAGTTGCATCCGTTACATCTGCATTTGTTTCAATTCCAGCCAATTTTGTTTTTTCAGCGTCAGTGAATGCGTTAGTATCCGCATTAGATTCATACGCTGTTTTTATTTCACCGGCTGTTTGATCGGCTGTAGCACCTGTTTCTATACCATTAAGTTTAGTTTCATCACTTGCTGTAAAATGCTTGTTTGTTGCTGTTTCAGATATGTCATCAAGGGTTAAAGCTCTAGTTTCTGCTTGATTACTTGCATTCCCAATAAATACATTCCCATCGTTAAGGTTGGGTACGTCATTTGTACGCCCAGCACCACCCACCTTAATACTACCTGCACTGGCATGACTTCTCATCACCTTTCCTATGTTTTGGATAAGTGAGGATTCCCCACTAGGCTTTGTTGCTGTTAAAGTGCCTGTAGTTGATATGTATAAAATATCGCCCTGACTATATGATGATGTATCTAATGCAGTAATTGTCCCAAACGTTACCACGTTTACATTGGCATTAATACTAACCGTTTCTGCTGCCAATCCAAAACAAGGCATTTTGTTTGCATCGTCTGCATCGGCAATAGATACAATCGGCTTATTACCTGTAATATCGTCCCCTGATATGTATACTGGGTCGCCCTTGGTTAAGGCTTCACCTGCTTTGGCTTGAAATATTGTTGCTCCTCGCATGTCACCGATGAAGGTAGTTGCTGTGATTTCACCTGTAATATCAATATTTCCAGTTCCGTTAATATCTTGGCTGTTTAAATCTAAATTACCGCCAAGCTGTGGGGTAAGGTCTTCAATAATATTTTCGAGGTATCTACCGTCTAAATCTACGGTTACGGTTGACGCATCATTTAATGTTAGTGTTAATACCCCATCACTCGTATTAAAACTAGCACTTGTTACATAAGTGTTGCTACTCGATAATGGAATATTTACAATTATGTTTCCATCGGTTTTATTAAGTGTTAAATCCCCTGTATTAGAATCATAACTTGCGCCTGTAATTTCCTGACCATCAATTGTTTCTTTTATTAATTTTTCACTAACGACATTAGTGTCGCTTAATGGGCTAGTCCATCCTGTAGTTGAATCAACATCCGGAACAACATTAATCCCAACAACTGGAACATAAGGATTTGCTTCAGTACCTTCTCCAACTGTTTTAAATCTTTTAAACCCTGAATTTCCGTCTTGAATGTTATAACTTGGCATAATTTTTATTTTGTTTGTGTTGTTAGTGAAAAATTAATTCGTGTTTACTACGAGGGGACAAATTGTCCCCCCATAGTATGTTTGCAATTTGGCTAAAAATTTATGATGCTGCTATTTGAACTCCTTTACCAGAAAGAACAATAGTTTGAGCACCTGTTCCAGCTGTAACAGCAATTCCTAAAGAAGTTGCGCCCTCAGCTGTAGATCCAGATACACCACCATCAAGTTTTAGACCTGTACCGGCGTTAAGAACTTCTACGAAGTCTCCAGCTGCTACTGTATCAGTACATAAAACAGAAGCTTTTCCGCCAAACTGTAGCCAAGCATAATAACCTGAAGTTACAGCAACAGAAGAAACACCAACACAGGCACCGCTACCAATAGTTGCAGGGGCTTTTGAAATAACCTCAGAACCTACAGTGTTTGAGTAGCTTACTTGGTAAGGTTGGCTAGCTGTTAATGCGCCATGTGATTTTACATACACATACTTAGGCTTAATTGCGTCTGTTGAAGAATAATCAACATAAACTTCACCTAGGCTGTATTTACGTTCGCTAGATGGTCTAGTCAAATCGTCTTTATCAATAGAAATACCCATTATGATTGATCTCCTTATTTTTTCTTACGACTCTTGTACATTAGTGAATACACCGTTGAAACGTCGTCCCATGCAAACAAGTTGTAACGCTAGGTAAGACTTAGCCGTGACAATTGGTTGATTAGGTAGAATTGCCGTGCCATCCATAGGCGACTGTTTACCGTTAAAACCATATCTATGACACATTTTGAAAGTGTTTGTGCTAAGTACATACACATGATTATCTTTTGAATAATCGTCAACAATGTAATCAATTCCGCCAAACTTTAATACTTCAAAACCAGCAAACGCAGTTGATTCTTTTCCAAAACGTCGTTGTTCTTGCAAAGAATTTTCAAAAGCTGTGTGAATTATGGAATTAGATAGCATTAAGTTAGGTTTAAATGTGTCACCGTACTCATTACCGAATTTGCTTCCTCTTGCTTTTAGCTTGTTTACTAAAGTACTAAAAGCGTTATAGTTAATGTCTGAATAGGCAATAGAAGTAGTGTTTCTTTCCGAAAGGTATGCACCAGCTGGGAAATCGGTATCCAATTGACCAGCGTATGCAGTTCCGGATGGACCAAGTACATCTGCCAAACCTGAAATAGATAGCTCATTGTTGTCTGTAGATGATCCAAAAAATGATTCAGACAAAACTCTTACAGTTTTATTTTTAGCTGCGTTCATTGTCTGTTTTATCAAACTGCGGATTGCTCCACTGTCATCACCAGCTTCAGCAAAATCTTTTAATGTATTTGCATATTTTTGTGCATAATAAGCAAGCTCTAATTGTGCAAGGGTATGTGTTTGCTCTGTATCACTTGATTCTACAGTGTTGATACCATTTGTCCAACTGTTTGTAGAGTTTTCTGCGTATTCTACTGGGAAACGAATGTTTGTTCCACCGGCAACGTATTCTAATTGCTCATTAGCAACCATTCTTGCATATAGTGGGTTTGCCTTGCTGAAATTGTCCACGTTTGATTCTAAAAAGTGAGGACCAATTAGCGCCGCGGCTTTGTTTAATTGTTCACCTGTTAAAGCCATTTTTTTACTCCTTTAAATTTTCTAATAATTTATACAACTTAACCACCAAAAATACTGTCAATTTGTTTTGAAAAACTTTGAACTTTTCCGGTGTTTCCGACTGACTTTGAAATGTTAGGAGCGAATGAGGTTGAATTAAGATTACGTTTCATCGCATTTTCTGCGCCTTTTGTAGCTGCGTTTCGTTGAATTGTGTTCATAGCCTCTTTTGCAAAGACTGCTCCCCACAAATTAGGCGGGATGTTTTGGTCGATCATCATTTTCTCAAAGGTTGCTTTGTTTTCTTCTGGAAAATGTACATTGTGTGTTTTGCAGGTCTCTTGTATCTCTGCATAAGCTGCGTTTTTTTGAGCTAACAATTCAGCGGCTTGCTCGCTTTCGTAATGCTTGTTCATGGTTTCTGTTAATGAGTTTTTCCAATCCATAATCTCGCTAAATGACGATCTAAGATTGTTTAACTCATTATGTAGGTCCACATTTTCAGCGGCAACTGAATTAGTCGTTTTTGCTGTGTTATCATTGAATACGGATGACAATTTGTCTGCATATTCTGGACGACTAAATAGTTCCTCCAATGCGTCATAATCAGAAGCCTTTTTCTTGTATGATTCCGTTTCATTTTTAAGCGCTTCATAATCACTTTTAAACTTCTCATACTCTGACTTCTGCTTTTCAAGATATCGTAACGATCCAAACATTTTATTTGGGTCTTTACCCCAATATGAATCATATCGTTTGTCTTGCTCCCACGAACCAAAATCCTCACTGTTCTCAACTTGTCCATTTGAGTCGCTTTGAGTGTCATCAGAATCGCCTTGCCCAAAAACAATTTGGGTGGGTTCTTGTTCGACTTGCTCTTGTGCGACATCTTCTTGGATGTCATCAAACATAAAACTTACCTCCTAACAAATTTTGTAATATAAAAGTTTAGTTGATCCCTAACTTGTTAAAAGCATAATCAAAGGAACTGAGCTCGTTTTCCTTCTCATTCTCTGGTATTTTGCCAGATAAACGAATAATGCAGTTATCAAGTAGAGACATCGCCTCTTTTATATTACCTTTGCTAATTGCGTTACGTGAGTCCTCTAACTTATCACGCAACATTGTCGGGGAGTAACCGCCATAATCTGTCATTGTATATTTGTTTTCTTCTGTTTTGCTGCTTTCTTTATCATATGACATTTGCTTTGGCTCGGTTTTTTTGTCCTCGTTGTCGTTTCCAAACTTAATCACAATCATGTTTTCTTTATCCATTATCAGATACCTCAGTTTTTTTTGGACGTCCTCTTTTTTTTACTTCAGTTTTTACTTCAGTTTTTTCTGTAGGCAATTTAATTTGATCTGTAAACAACTGATTAAGTGTTGATTCACTTAAAATTATTTGCATATCGCCATTAATAGAAATTTGATAATGTGCAGTTTTATATTCAGATTGTCCAGCCGGATAATAACCGTTTAACATAAATGTATGTTTAACGTCATCTTTTAAAAAAATCATTTTATCTTTTCTAAATTCCATACATTCAATATAATCTAAATATTGTCATCTATCATTTAAATATAATCTTAAAAATTAGTATTTAATCCTAAAAAATTGTACTAAATTCAAATGTATTACTAATTAATTTTATGTAATATGTATTTTGTGGAAAATGCATATTTAAAATATCTAGACGAATTAAAAAAAACAGCGATAGCTTACCACGGTGAAAAAGGGCTTAATTTAAAAAGTAAAATTGACCGATATCACTCTTATAATCACAAACGACCTGATTCGCACGGGGCACTTTTAAACGCTAATCAACCCGATTACAATATCATTAAACCAATAGTTGATACTGTAAAAACTATATCGTTAGACGCTTATATTTCAACTCAAGTTAAAATTAAAAACCTAAACCATCAAAGTTTAGACCAAATTAATATTATAGAGTCTATTGCCGACATTCTTGATGATGTGTGGTCTAATGTTAAAGTAAAAACACAATTAGATAACAAACTAGCTCATGTCTTAAAAGATTCATTGATTTATGGGTTAGGGGTTGTTAAAACGTATTGGTCTCGGTCTGCATCAAATGACGGACTAGGAGATGTAAGTATAGAACGAATTAATCCGCAAGATTTTTACCCTGAACCAAACGCAACAAGCGTTGAAAATGCAAACTACATATTTGTTAAACGTGTTATATCTAAATTTGAATTAATCAAAGAATATAAAAACCAACCTAAAATATTAAAGAAAATTGAAAAACTGACTACATATGCCCAGTTTGAAAAAATTGAGGAAAAAGGTTCGGGAAAACTTGTAAAATCAAATCATAAAAGTGGTGAAGGGCAACCAGAAACCTCTGGGACGTCAATAAGCGAAGATAAATCTACAGTATTTTCACCTCAAAGTAACCTTGTAATATGGGAATGCTATCAAAAAGATGACACCGTTTTAGTCCCTTTAGACAAAGACGATAGCAAAGTTAAAACTATGAAAACCGAAGAACGGTTTAAATACCCGAATGGACGTGTAACCATATACAGTGGAAATGAAATCCTCGAAGATAAACCCATCGATTATCCGTTTGGTTTCCCTTTTGATGTCCTAAAAATAAATGAAAGTGACACTATTCATAGCGATGGTATCGTCCAGCCTCTTGCTAAAATACAAGATAGTATTTTTACTGCATACTATAAGTTAAATAATCTGATACATAAATATCGTAGTTTTTTAGTTGTTGACCCCATGTCGGTAAATAAACAAGATATTGCCAATCAAAAAGATATTGTCGAACTGAAACCCGGTGGCCGTTTTAATGCCCCTGTAATTGTCACGAATAAACTTATACAAGATATACAATTACTACGCGAGCATATTGAGCAATTAAAACAAGATGCATACAAAACAACTCGCATAAATGAAATTATGCTATACGGTGAACGCCCAACGGGGGTTAATAGTGGTAAAATGGTACGTGATCTTATCGAGTCGCCAATGTCGGCAATACGTGAAATACAACGTAATTACAAAACATTTTTAAAACAAGTTAGTGATAAAGCAATAATATTAATTCAATTGTATTATAACCAAGATAGAATTATTCGAATGACTAGCGGTAGAATGATATCTATCCAGCGTGACCAATTCGAAAATACTTTTATCAACCAATATCAAAAAGA